AACAGGTAAAGTCCCAGTCTTAACTGAAGAAGTAGTTGCACCTGCTCCTGCAAAGAAGCCACGTAAACCACGTGCGCCTAAAGTAGAAGCAACTCCAGTAAAGGCTCCAGCCAAAGCAAAGGCTCCCGCAGTCAAAGCAAAAGCCACTACAACAGTAAAGGCTCCTGCTAAGAAGGCCGCCGCTGTTATTGTTGCGAAGAAGCCACGTGCTAAGAAGTCTTAATTCTCTCAGCCCAATAAAAAGCCCCATTAACTGGGGCTTTTCTTTTGATTAAATTTTCAGTTGTCCCGGCAATCGTTCACTACCATCTTTCACGGCTACTAACCATGCACTGGTAACTAATACGTTTAGATTCTTCATCCATTCGTTAGGATAGTATGTTTCCCTTCGATATTCTTGGAACCTGATAGTTGTATTGTCAATAAACTGTGCTAGGTATGCATCAATATAATACAAGAAACTATTTTCATTCCAGTAACTTACATGAGTTGGATCTTGATAGGCGCCGCGCCCATCTGTACTAGGTACTTCAATAAATGCCCAACCCCCAGGAGCCAACACTCGATGAATCTCTGACATAATTTTAGTTTTGTCAATTAAGTGTTCAATGATATGACTTGCATTCAATACTCCAACTGAATTATTAGGTAATGGGATGCCATCGTTTAGATCGGCTTTAAGATCAGCAGTGTCTCGCAGGTCAACTGTAAAGTATCCCGGGAATGGATTTAATCCGCCACCAATATCAACTTTTAGTAACCCTTTTAGATCTGCATCTCGTTCAGCAAGTGCTCTTGCATATTGTCTTTGAAGTTCAACGGTCTTAATTTGAATTGCTTCATTTCTTTCAAGCCAAGTATTAACGCCAGTAATTCTATAGATATATAGTACTTTAGGAATATAATACATCTTAGTATGCAGATAAGTCCTAATACATAGTTCGTGGTCATCACATATAGATAGTTCAGGATTATGTCCACCAATTTCATGGTACGTAGTTCTACGCCAAGAACGTACATGGTCCGGAGAATACCAAATAAAACCAATAGATTGGCTAGTTGGCTTGAAACTATTCATTGCATAAAGTTGTTTTCCATTCCAGTCAAACATTCTATATGACCACCCGTGCTCTTCTGTGTACGGAATAAATTCGCCAGTCATATGAAGAACAGCATTATCGCTGTAGGCAAAGCCAACCTCAGGATCTTGAAACGCTAAATTTAATTCTGCCAAACAGTCTGGTGTTAGTAAATCATCGTGATCGGCTTCAACTAATACATCTCCATCACCTAATAAAAATGCAGCCTTCTTAATTGCTCCAATATTACTATTTGTGTCATTAGTTCTGATAACTTTAACCTTAGGATCGTTTTTGATTAAATCTGGAATATTTTCTGGTAAGCAATTATTGTTTAGATAAAGAATCCATTCCCAATTGTCATGTGTTTGTTTTCGAATTGTATCGTAGAGTTCCAAAAGGAATACAATGTTTCCGGGATTGTGTTCCGGAGTAATAAGACTGAATTTTAAGTTTTTCATTTTAATCAAAGAAGAATAAGTGTGTCAAGCGGCCGTCTTCTTTGCCCTGTCCAAAGTAAGCGCCTGCTGAATGGATATGTTGTGAGTCCATTATTACTAATCTATTATACACATTAGATGCAGAATCTACAATTTCAAATTTAGTCGAATCGTAGAATCCGCCAGTAAATGCTTCGTTAATTCTCGGATCAGTCATATGTCCAATTTGGCCATTCTTAGTTCGCATTAGTCGTGTGCCGCTTTCTAACGGAGCATTAGGTGACAGATAAATCATTGCGGCCCATTTTTGCAAGTCATGATGATAAACTTGCGGATCCTGTGCAGTGGTAATTTGGAAACATCCGTTAGGAGAGCCTTCGCCAAAGTGAGTAATCTTTTGTCCGATAATACTTTCAAATGCTTCTATAATTCCATACGGCTGATATGATTGTACCGAACGCATTCCTTTGTAGAATCTTAGGTCTTCTTGAAACTCAACGCCTAACGCAAAGTTTCTTACAGAGTCGGGATCTGCGTAGAAATTATCTACAACAAATAATCTTTTATTACTATTTTTATTGATCATAAATGTGTTTATAGAAGAAGATACTTCATGAGGTTCAACTGATGCTGGTTGTGCTGTCTCTAGATTTTTATTTTCTAGTGCAATGTAATGTAATCTCAATCCCAACTCACCAGTATCAACGTAGCAATTATTATCTACCATCATGTGGTATGTTGGGAATGGATTTAATCTACTGGGGTCAACAAGTCTATTTGTTACTTCTAACATCTTATCAAATTGTTCTAAATTTTGATAAGTGCCTGCTAACGCTACGAGATGTTCATTTCTTGCTGGAGAAAATTGTTCAGCCAATATAAGAGGTTCTATGGCTGCTTGATTATCGTCCAAGAATTTATAGTTTTCACCTACCAATACCAGGGCCATATAGGCCATCTCACTGATCCCTTTGCCAACTTTACTGTTAGCAAAGTCTTGAGTAATATTTAGATATTCGTAAAAATAGTAATTGGACCTTCTTGCAAATTCTTTTTGTTGCGACTCACCAAGTGGAAAAGCACTTGAAAATCTTGCATCGTTATAACTTTTTCCAATATACCAAAAGTGATAAAGATCGTTTAGCATATTATTTTCTTTGATCATTTTTTCTTCTAAGATCAAAGCATCACTAACAAACTTTAAAGGGTTGGCCCAACTCTGTCCTTCGGGGAATCCTATTTGACGAATTTTCTTTGGTAAGTCATACCGAATGAATTGTTCGCCGATCACGCCATCATCTACATAAATGGTTTCGTGACACGGGTCGTGGTTAAATGCCCACTTTAGTCTTGCGTTCCACATCCATGCTCTATAGTAAATTGAATTACCCATAATTGCTGTAATGTGGAATGATTGAATTGACTGATCATTTAATGGACTCCAATCAAAGTCGTCGTCGACTTCAAGGATCTCATCGCAATCCATTTTAAGAATCCAATCACATCCGTGATCAACATTCTGTGTATATTTGATTAAGTGGTCTCGATTCCAACCGAACCCCTTCCAGCCTTCTTCACAGTTGTAAACTACCCCTGGGATATTTTTATCTTTGAAGAAATCTTCTACGACTTCTTGAGTACCATCAGTTGAGCCGTTGTTTTGTATGACGTAGTAGTCGATATATTTGTAGCATGACTCTAACATACGTCGAATGACTGTGGATTCATTCTTAAACATTGTGGTCATTACTATTTTTGCTTGTTTGTTCATTGTTCCCTCACGCAAGCATATTTACTGGCGGGTATGTTATTCATTAGCGGTTCTTGAATTCTTCAGGATATCTAGTGTCAGCCAATTCTCTGTATCTAGCAATATCAGACTCGGCACTGGCTTTGATTTCATTTCGATCGAAATCTAAGACTGTTTCATAACAGTTAATTCCCGACTTGTGCAAGGAATATTGTCGAGGTTCATTTGTGCCAATCCAAAGTTCGGCTAGATACCTACGCCATGGCACATCCTGCTTAAAATAATCAGTGTCTAATTTTTTTAGATAATTTGAATGTGTCCACCAAAACATGCCTGGGTAATGTGGTGTCCTCATTCTATGCTGACGTTCGTTTCCATAAATTGAAGACCATACATAGTCTGCGCCAACACAATCATAAAAGTCAAGAAGCGTTACACACTGTTGCCAAAGTTCTATAGTACAGAATTCTAAGTAACTACGCCATGCACGTTTCTTTTCCATCATTGGGCCACCGACGTGAGTAACACCATCTGAGTGAAATACAAACATTTTGTATCCAGGATTTTTATTAGCAAATTCCCACATATTGGTCAACATCTCATTTTCTTCTTGACCTTTATTAGTATGGTATGTAATTTTCCTAATCTTATCTGGAATAAACGGAAGGGGCTGTTTGCCCCCTGACACATGAATGTCAATAAACTCTAACTGGTCATAAAGTCCAGTTGTTTTGAGTAACTCCATTTGTGGGATAAAAAAGTTTTCGGCCCACTGGTCTGTGAATTGACCTATTAAATAAAATGCGACTAATTTGTTAGACATAATTTTTCAGCCAATGCAAAACTGGCAATGTTCTTTCCTTTCGATTCACACATGATGTCGAATTGATCAGAGAAACTTAACGCCCATTCATTTACTGCTGTATTCCAGTAGAAGTCAGAATGCGCTCTAAGTTTTTGTTTTTTGTAACCGTCTTCTAAGAGAAGTTTATGATCTGGCATTACACTAGCGTCATGCCCCACGAGATAATCTTCACGACTAACAGAATAGTGACAAACTGGTCGACGTGCGCCTCGCCATGAATCGATCACACGCTTACATCTATCGTCGGAGGCTTGAATGTACTCTCCTGTACGGATCCAGTGATGGTGTATATCGAGTACAAGGGCACAATGTTTTTCAAGTTCGATGCTACTGTCGATGCCCCAACAGTTTTCGTCGTTTTCGATAGTAATACAATTTCTTGCTTCTGGAGTGAGTCGTGAAATGGCACTGACGATACCGGCTGGACCTTGTTTACCAGAGATGTGGACATTAATTTTAAAATCCTGAAAGGATTTACCATAGCCCATGTAGCGTACCATATCTGCATGATATTCAAACTCCTCTATGCTTCGTTCTACAATGCCAGGATTTTCGCTGGCCAGCACTGTGAACTGACCGGGATGCATCGACAATCTTACATCACGATCTCTAGCAATGTCACCTACTTTGGCAAAGTGCTTTTCTAAGTAAGCGATAACATCTGGCTTGCGCCAAAAATAACTATAGTCCCTTTGAGTATACACTGGTAGAATGTCGCTACTGATACGCACCATACGAAGATGCGGATCCAATGTGCCAACACGTTCTACAAGTTTGCGAGTAGACTCGATATTTTGCTTCATCAAGTCCCACAGTTTTTCTTCGGCGACATCTTGTGTTTGACGTTTGAGCCAAGACACTGTGGTGCCGCCTGTGTTGTATTGTTTAGCATCGTCATTTTTGTCAATGCCATTTACCTGTGCAGGAGTATCGATCCACTTACATGCAAAACCAATTCTCTTCATACAGTTACCTCTTTGGCATTGTCAAAAATTTGTAGAAACTTGTTACCATCTGTATGCGTATCAACTACCACCATAGTGTAGTCTGCGCCACGGTAAACCCATTTAGGCAGATGACGCTGTGTGTAAATTTCGTTGATGTAGAAGTTACCGTCGTGGCTTTCTAGTTCTTCTAACGTATCTGCAAAAAGAACTTCATTGTCGTAACCTTCGTCGCCAAAACTCTCACCGCTAAGTTGCCAGTAATACATTGTAGCATCGTCAACTGGAATAGCGACCCAATTCTCAACATATCCAAAATAATCAAAAAGTTCTTTACGTTTTTGATTGTACTCATTCAGTAGTTGCATTGTCAACTTTCTTTAACGACCATGAGCCGTTGTTGTTATCAATCCATTCCAAAGTATCGCCTTCTTTCCAGCCAGCGCCATCAAGCAAGTCCTGCGGTAGTGGCATCACTAGATCGCCGCTACCATCATCTGCTTCTTCTAGAGTAACAGTCCAATGTGTCATGATAGTCGAATACTTCTCAGTTTGAAGTTAAGATAAGCAAACGCAAAATTAAACGCGGCCCAAAAATATTTGCCATCACTCAAATCTTCAATGCCAGCAAATGTCAGCCAACCAATCAAAAACCATGTAATGGCATCTTGATTACGAATATACCAGTCACGAAATACATTCATCTTAACTCCTTGTAAAATACTATTTTACACTACTTTGCGAAAATAGTCAATCGTTTTAATTAGACCCTGTTCCAAATTGATCTTGGGTTCCCAATTCAACATTTGTTTAGCCTCGCTAATATCTGGACGTCGTTGTTTTGGGTCGTCCTGCGGTAATGGTTGTTGTAGGATCTTGCTGTTAGTCCCAGTCAATTCGATAACCTTGTTTGCCAATTCCCACATGGTAAATTCACCTGGATTGCCAATATTAACAGGTCCGATGTAATTGTCATCTGGATGATTCATCATGGCCTGCATAGCATCCAAAAGATCATCGACATAGCAGAAACTTCGAGTTTGCTGACCATCTCCATAGATGGTAATGTCTTTGCCTTGCAATGCTTGAACGATGAAATTACTCACAACTCTTCCATCGTTTACTGCCATTCTTGGTCCATAAGTGTTGAAAATACGAACAATTTTAGCCTTTACATCATGAGTACGGTAGTAGTCCATGAACAGCGTTTCTGCGGCACGTTTGCCTTCATCGTAGCAACTACGAATACCAATTGGGTTTACATTACCCCAATAGGATTCTTTTTGTGGATGTTCAGCAGGATCACCGTAAACTTCACTTGTAGATGCTTGAAGAATCTTGGCACCAGTACGTTTGGCAAGTCCTAACAAATTATATGATCCTAATATGCTAGTCTTCATTGTTTGAATAGGATCCCATTGGTAGTAGAACGGGCTTGCTGGACATGCCAAGTTATAGATCTCGTCTACTTCCACATATAACGGAAAGCATACATCCTGTCGAATGACTTCAAAGTTTTTGTTATCCAGCAAGTGAGCAATGTTGTTTTTACTACCTGTAAAATAATTGTCCACACAAAGAACATGATGTCCTTCAGCAACCAATCTATCACATAAGTGGCTACCAAGGAAGCCTGCGCCACCTGTTACTAAAATCTTTTTCATAGTTTGCTAATTGCCTCTTGTAATGCTTGTTTGACAGGCCGCATTGGGAATACATTTAGAAGTTTTTCATTATTCAAAATACAATTGCTTCTAGGAGCCACAACAGCGTTGTTGAATTCTTCTTCAGTAAAGAATTCTTTAGTAATGCCCATCATGCTAATAATTTCACGAGCATTACTGTGTCCAGGGTTGCAGACATTATAAATGCCTGTAGGGATAGTTCGATCAGTTGCCATTGCCACTGCAACAGCGGCAACGTCTGGCATGTAACTTAAACTATTATCCATACTAAACAACTTCGCATAATTTTTCATTTTAGTTAGGAAGTTTTTGGGATGATCAGAATCGCCAAATGGCATACGGATACGTAACAAATAACTCTTATGCATAAATGGTTCTAGCATCTTTTGTCCCAATGCTTTTGACCCGCTATAAAAACTTCCATTACCAAAATCAAAATTAGGAGCATCTTCCTCCGTAAATTCTTTCTCGTAGCCAGTATATATGCAACCGCTACTGATATGAACAATTGGAATATTGGGATATGATTTTTCCAACTCAATAGGCCAAATTACATTGCCATCAATAGTTTCCTGTTTATGTAGTTCACATGCATCGACATTAGGGCTACCTGTGTAGCCGGCTGCATTAATGATTACAGTAGTATCAGTTGCAATAGGATCAGTATGACGGATCCAATGATACGGGAGTTTTTGTTCAAATAATTCTTTTGCGATATGTTCGCCAACATATCCATGTCCGATTAATGTAATCATTGTGGGGCCTTAATTAGTTCGGGGCTGTATTGTGGGATGGATGCTTCTTTAGATACTGAAACATTTTTAGCATTTTCTAATTCTGCTGTTCTTGATCTTAGTTCACTTGAACTGTAATTATGTTGGCGCTTGTGATAATGCAACTCAACTCCGTTGTTCATGCACCACTGCTTACCAGTAAAATCTCTATTCAAATATTCTTCACTTAGGAAACGAATATCAATAGTCTGGGTCATTAACAGTTGTAAAAGATCATACTCAGTTTCATAAATGAGTATTTCATCTACATATTTGCAAGCCTGTAATTGAACATAACGTTCATATGCACTTTGCACTGGTTTATTTTTAATTCCAGGTCGATCAATTGTTGGATCAATTTGTAATGCAACAATTAGATAATCGCAAAGTTGTTTTTCCATTTTGAGCATTGTAACATGCCCGGCGTGTAGTAAATCAAAACTACTGCAATTAAAACCAATTTTCATTCTTTACCCTTGGGAATAGTAATGCCGTATTGTTTATAAAGCCAACTGACAAATGCGGCAATGTCTTTATTTGGATACGGGTATGCATTGTATGCAATGGTTACTCTTTCTAACCAATCTTTATCTGTCATGTTCATTTGTGCAAATTAATCCTCATTACCTTCGTAAGTTGCCGAGTTTCCTGCGTGTTCAAATACTTCTGCCGAACGTAGACGTACACCTGCGCCAACTGGATAACGTGCTTCGAACACTCGACCATCTGGATGTGTCCATCCACGCCCTTCTTTGTATGCTTCTAAGATTTCATTCATTGTATTGTAGACTAACTTAGCAAACATCTCACAACCAACACCGTCTACAATACGTAGATCAATAAGGCCCATGTTTTTAAATCCACCTTGGATCTTGTTTAGTTCCACAAATGTGCCACGTTCAGGGTCATCCTTACCGATAACAGTAGTGTGATCAAATTGCCATTCGCTCCACTCTTTAAATGCTTTAAGACCACCAAAGTCCATAACCCAGTTACGGTCATCTAATGTTTCTGATTCGAATACAAGTTTGATACCAATTGAGTATCCGTGTAGTAACGAACAATGTGAATGGGTGCTACGCCATTGTCTGAAAACGCATGAAAGTCCGCGGTCGTTACCGTAAGTTTTTGTTGAAAGATATTTTGCCATCTCTAGTCTCCTTAATGTATGAGCAAGTTTGACGACATGCAGAGTTTATAAAGCGGGATGAATGACGTAAAAGTCCGCTAGCATTAATTATATAATGCTTTATTTATTCAGTCAACATTGTTGGTTGAAGATTCTAAAAATTCTTTTTTGACAATGATTAATGTTTCATGTAGATCAGTTATTACTTCTATTTCCGCAATTCGATGTTGTATTAGTTGACTGATCAATCGCATAGCCCAGTACCACCATACGGCTGACACTGTTATTGCCAGTACACCAATTTGCCATAGTAGCCCATACTCGACGAGATGCTTATGGTCGAACACCACAAATGCCAGTACAGCCATAACAATTCCGCTCAGAACCATCCAAGCCTTACGTTGTAGATCAAACTTTCTTAAATCAAGTAACTGTGTTTTTAATCGATTGTCCATAAAAATATCCTGACTTTCATATTTACTATAAAAGTCAGGACCGATCAGTTATAGGTTAATTAACGACTCTGCACAACCTTGTCAGCAAGCCCAAAATCAACTGCCTCTTGTGCAGATAAGAATGTATCGAACTTCATAGTTTCAAAAAGTTCATCATAAGACTTACCTGCGGTGTTATGTCGAACATACAGTTCAGTCAGACGCTTGTTAATACGTTGACTTTCTTCAAAACTACGTCGAGCATCTTCAAACTGTAATTCTTGAACGTGTACACTACCGCTAGTACCACGTGTACCAGAACTGACACGGTGAACCATTGTACGAGATTCAGGCAATACATAACGCTTGCCCTTTGCACCTGCTTGTGCAAGGAAGGACCCCATACTACATGCCTGCCCCATAACGTAAGTAGCAACATCGGGTTTAACAAATTGCATAACATCGTAAACACTAAGTCCTGCAGATACTAATCCACCAGGGCTATTGATATATAGATGAATGTCTTTCTCGCTGTCAGCACTTTCTAAGTGAAGAAGTTGTGCTACAACTAGATTGGCACTATGGTCATCAACGGGGCCATTCAAAAATACAATGCGCTCATTCAGCAAGCGACTATAAATGTCAAAGGCACGTTCGCCTTGACCGGTCTTTTCTACGACCATTGGTACGAGAGTATTAAACATTAGTTTCCTTTTTATTCTTGTTCATCTTCAATATATTTTACTGTAACTTCTGCATGGTTGTCAATCAGTAAGGACAGTCTTTCTATCAGTTCTACAACTCCTTCAGGAGTCATAGTTAATACAGAGTAACCAACCTTAAGGCTAACATTGCCAGACTTATTAGTACCCAAATAGTAATAAGCATCACTACCGTCCAAGTCATTTCGTAGTGGAGTAACTTCTGGCATTGCTGGCACTTTTAATGGTTCTGGAAATTTAACCACATTAGAGTATTCAGGCTTTTTAAACCAATCAAACATTTATAATCCCAATCTTTAATCTTAGAAGTCGTTATCGAATTCACTGCTCTTTTTAACTTTAGACAGGCCGGCAACGATCTGGAATTGTTCCCATGCACGTTTTACCGCTGGGTTATGTTCTAGTTCTTCTGATGGAAGCCCAACCTCAAGCCAGTAGTAATCCAACCTTTGTGGCCGAGCACCAAATTTTCGAGGTTGATGGAACTTTCCTTGATTCCAAAGATTAATACTAACTTGACGATACAGTTGCTCGTCCTCCGCAGTGGTTCCGGCCCATTCGGGATTGCTTCCCGAGAACAGCATGGCTAGATCATCAAAGTCCTTGCCACCGCCGTAACCTTGCCAAATGCCTGCCCATTGCTGATCATCAGTTGGGTCAAAATCTGTTCGAGAAACAACAACAAGTACATCGTTGATATCAACATTGCCAATGACAATGTCTCGGATACACCTGCTATAACTAAGTCCTACTCGCATACTCATTTTGCAAACCTTTCTTTCATTTGTTGTTGACGTTCTTCTTCATGCTCATCACATAGTGTTCGAATCCATCCACCGTGTCGGATAGTACCAGGCTTCCCACAAGTTTCACATGAGTGTCCTGCCCAAGTTTCTGCCATTCGAACCATTCCGGAAATATGGTCGTCTCCGCCATCGTAGTAGAATCTTAGTCCACCAAACTTTTCCTTAATCTGTGCTACAACTACCTGTGGTACAGCATCAGGAATAATGCTGTCGTGCGGGTTATCTACTAGACGTGCCGCTCTGGTGTTATTCCGCCATTTGGTGTAAGAATCGATTTGACCACACAGTTCTTTTATAATTGGCCACCAACCTTCACCGCAGGCAAACCCACCATAAGGTTTGCTGAACATTTCAGGAAACTTTCCCTTCATTTCATTTTCGAACGCTTCATACTTGTCCATATCACGATCCATTTTCTTTATCCTGTTCGTATTGTTTAATCATTCGATACACGGGTTCCATCTCTTTTGCAAAGTGCGACGGCATGTCTCGAGTCATCATTTCCAGATGATAGTCATCTGGCCAATGACGCAGTAATGCTGATGCACGTTGTCGAACAACTTTAGGAACCCGGGGAGTCTGATGAGGACTAAGCAGTTCTATAAGAAACTTTTTAGTCTGCACTAAACTGCGATAACGCTCGTCAGGTAATGTCATAATAAATTTACTCTTGGCTAATAGCCTTTTTTTGATCAAGTCAATAGCCGCGAGGTTGTGTTGCCAGCCAGTCTTGAGCGCGATCCCGTTCGCCTTCAGGATCTAGTTTATGTTTCTCAATAGCCATACGAAGGGCTTGTTCGATAAACTCGTTGAAGGTTACATCTTGTTCGTGTGCCAGTTTCATATACTTCAACAGTTCTTCATCAGTGAAGTCTATCGGAATACTAACGCGAGTATCGTAGTCCTCACCAGCCTTGATGGCCAAACACTTCTGAATAAAGTCGTCAGCAACTTCCAAATCAACATAGTTAACTTCGTCCCATGCTTGATTTTCAAGTACACTTCTATGCTCGGCTTCCTTGCGAAATTTTTCAACCTTACTAGGATTAATTATTCGATAAGCACGATCATTAGTGTAATCGCAAACACTTACTTCGTAGACTTTTTGTGTCTTGGTGCTGAACACAATGCTGAAACTGTATCCACCTTTGCCGTGAACACCATTCCAACTATCTAGAGTATAGGCATTCGGACCATAACACTGCCAGCAATAAGTACTGCCTTCAGTAATCTTATAATCAACCAATTCCATCCATTCTTTCATCGTAATCATGAGTTTGTCCTTTACATTATAAGTTGTTTCATTCATATCTCGAACCAGGTTGCCCCGGTTCATTACTATTAGTACAAGTTAAATTATGATCTGTAGATTTGGGGCATCGTTTGTTTCCACATTCAGAACAGACAATAAACGTACTCATAGTTAACGGAAACCCGTTAATATCTTTTCTTTTATGCATACAATTATAACACTCACACAGAGGAAAGTCAATGGGATTATTGGTATTTGTATAATGTATCATACCGTTATTCCTGAATCTCTTAAAACTTTTATAGACTGCAACCTATGTTCAGGTTGAACAGTTAATTTGATAGATTTGTACTCCAGTTCATCACTAAGATCTTTGGCTTCTTTCAAACCAAGACCAGTGACTGACCTAATAGCCTTAATAGCACCAACCCTATTAGGGGTACGTTGAGCAGATATAATAATTTGAGTAGTATATTCACCAGTAATCATAGCAAAGAATATCTGTGCTTTGATATCAGGATCCAATGTTGATGCAATGCCGTCCCACAGTTTCATACCTTCCTCGGCCCCGTAGGCTTCGGTAATGCTCTTCATAAACTGAAGACCAGTTTGGATAATCTCACCTTTGTATTCTGCAGGAATCATCTTCAATCAATTTGGATATCAACCAAACGCCCGTCTCTAAAAATAAAATACTCATTGATTTGGCCATAGTATGCCCAAATACAGTCGTTACCCCGAGTTAAGGTGTAGTGCGTAATGCCACGTTTCTCGTAGTGCTCACAT